GCATCTACATCTCTGAATTCTCCAGGCTGTATAGCTTGTGCCTCATCTCTAACACGGATTCCTCTTTGTTTAAATCCTGCCGGTAAATTACTTAAAGTTCCTGCGTCTAATAGTTGACGTAATGCAGTAGTTGCCGTTCTTGACAAACCACCGATCATATGAATTAAACCAAAACCATAAAAACCTAATCCAGGTAAAAATTTAAAATGTACAAAGTAATCTATTTTAAGTTTTTGTGGGTCATCTATTTGATAGTTTCTTCTAATTGATAATACTTGTCTGCTTCCTAATTCAAGAGAAACAATATAAGGAAGTTTAATTCCAGTTGGTTCTCCTTGAGAATCTTTGTCTTCAAAACCTTCTAAATCCAAATCAGTATGAATTTCTAAAATTGTAAAAATATCTTCGTCTCTAGTTTTTTTAACGCCTTCTAATTCTCTTTCTTTTTTTTCTACTTCTGTTTCTTGATTATACCCAGGTGTTAGTTCTATGTCTTGGTAAAAACCTGAAACTTGTTTTTTTCTTAAATCGTTCTCAGACATTTTAATTACATGCACAACTGCTTCTGCATCTTCTAAAGATGTAGCAGTATATGGTACAATTAAATCATCTGCTGGAACAAATTTTGATACAGCTCTGCCTAAGAGTTCATCATAATAAACTTTTTTAAAGGCAGAGCCACTAAGAGGGAGATAAAAAAGCATTTGATCGAACTCGGGTTCGTACTCTTTCATCACATCCATGAGCTGATAGTTCATGAATTCTTTAACTCTGTTTGACTGCTCTTCTCGAGCTCTATCTGCTAATCCAACTATTTGAGTATGGACTGGGCCATTAGCTGGTAATAATTCTTTGTAAGCTTGCGCTTGAAATTGTGTAACGGCTTCAGCAAGAACTGGATGTGTTGCACCTGAAGCTCCTTGAAACGGTTGTGTTGGATTTTCATATTTAAATCCTAAAAGATCTAAACCTTTTGTGTAACTATCTTCCCATGCTTTTCTTGAAGATTTATATTGCATGTAGTTTCCAGAAAGTTCAGAACCTAATTTACCTAAAACATCCTCTGGTAATAACTCTGCTAAATTATCAAAATGACCATCTGTTCCTGGTTGATTAACTGCTTCAGGATCAAAATTAATTGTTGCACCACCATCTTCTTCTTGTGTTACTGTAACATCATCTGGACTAATTTGCTCTTGAATAGTTTGTTCTTGAGCAACTTCAATTTCCTCTTCTCCAGGTACTTTAATTTCAGTCTCTACGTTTGGTAGGGGCTTGTCTATTTTTGCCATTTATATTCTCCGAGTTCTTGACTGTTGTAGCTTGTTTTATGGGAACATTCAACCCTTGAGAATTAGGTCCTCTTAAAGGTGGAATTTCCTTCCATTTAACGTGTTGCATATTTACCACAAGAGTTTTATTTTTCATTATTTAAAAAAATCCTCATCTGATCTATCTCGACCAGTAAATAGTTTGTAACCTTGATAACCAAGTGTACCAAGTGTTGCTAATCCAGCACCAATAGACAATGCAGGCAATGCTGCTGTCCCCGCTAAACCTAAAGATGCAATACCAAGTAGTCCTCTTGACATTCCGGCTTTACCTAAAGCTTTTACTGCAGGGCTCATAAATGCTGCACCTAAATAATTTAATGGATTAGTTGCAATTTCACCAACATCTTTACCTTCTCTAATATCTTGTGCAATATATCCAGCAGTAGCGGGTAATTGTATTATCGGTGCACCAAGTGCCCATAAACCTTTTCCAAGAACACCTTCACCTAAACCAAAAGCTGATCTAAACACACCTTTTCCTTCTTTACCAATTTTTGCTGTTTCAAAAGCATCTTGTAAGTAATTAATTCTAATTTTAGAATTTCTAATTACTTCTTGGCCAGCTGCAGAAATTCTTTTTGCTTTTTTACCGCCAGGATGAGTTATTTGTCTTATTGTTCTTTTTAAATTTTTTATTTCATTATCAAACTCTAAAGGTGATTCTAATAGCGGTGGATCACCTCTTCTTGCTGTTCTATAAACTTGTCCAGCAATCGGTGCAGTTAATCCTGCTGCTCCAGCTAGTTCTAATTTAAATTGATTGTCTAATAAAATGTTATCATCAACTTCTTCACCTTTTTGTTCAACATCAGAGATAATCATTCCTTCCATCTGACTATCGTTAGTTAAATATGTACTCGGGTCATCGTTTCTAAATTGTTTTACTAATGCACCAGCTCCAGCACCCGCGGCTACGGTACCAAGGCCCAGGGCAATTTTACTACCTAAACTACCTCGTAATATATTTGGATTTTCTTTTAATGCAGTTAAAAATTTTGTACTTGAGTTTTTAATTTTATTAAACGCACCACCTGCATTAGACTTATTAATATCTTGTGCTAATTTTTTTGGATTTTTTTTAAGTGCATCATCGACCGCATCGACACAACTTACTACCGGTCCACCAGATTGTTTTGGTTGAACAATTTTACAAACTTCACCTCCTGCTAATGCATTAGTTCTAATATCTTTAACTAATTTTGTAAACGATTCGTATTCTTTTCCACCTAAAATAAAATCTGAAGCAGCACTTCCTTTAGGTAATCCTTTTAATCTTTCATCGCCAAAGCTTTGAAAATATTTATTACTTTGTTTTATAGTTTTATCTATATCATACACGACATCTGTTTTCGTTAATTTACTTACTAATGGACTTTTGTCTGTTATTTTAACTTTGTCTTTAAAATCAAAACCCACGTTTTCTAAAAAGCCGCCCGACCTTTTATTAAAATCTTTTGTAAGATTTTCAATTTTTAATCTCACGTTAGGTTTTTCGGATTTTGTTGCAAGATTGTATTCAGACACTAACTTCATTAGTGGTTCATCATAAGCATAATATTTAGCCTGATTAAATCTTCCAGGAACATAACTTCCTCTTGCAATATAATCTTTTGGTAATTTAACACCACCTATTTCTCCTAAAGACCTTGCAACCCTATGTTCAAATTGTAAATTACCTGTAGGAGAAGTTTTGTATCCAAATAAATTTGGATATTTTTTTGCTAAAGGCGCTAATAGTTTTTTTCTATTACTTAAAAAAGAATTTAATTCTTTTTGATAAAAATTTTTATCTGCAGATGATATTCTAGGGTTTTTTATTTGTTCCTGTAAATATTCAGTAATATTAAAAATTTTACCAAAGTCTTTTAACTTTCTACCAAAATCAAAATTTAACTGTTTAAAAAACCTAGCGGGAATACTTTTATCACCTGATTTAAAAGACCTTGTTATAGAAAAGTCTTTTACAAACTTTCTCATTGTATCATTTTCTTTCTTTGTAAATTTAGAGTCAGGGTTAGTATAAAAAGCTGTCAACAATGCCGCTGTTTTTTTATAGTTAGGATTGTTTGCAAAAAACTTAGTTCCAATAAGTTGTCTTAACGCTGTTTGTTGTTCGCTAATTTTCTTTTTCCCATAAGGAGCGCCGTATAGTTCATAATCTCTTGGAATAGAAAAAAATTTTTTATCTGGTTGAAAAAATGCATTTCTTGGATCAACCCTAGCAGCAACCGTATATTTTGGAATATTAAATGCTTTAAATAATTTACTTTCTACTTGTTTAATAGTTTTATTTTTTGGATCTTTAGTTAAACGATCTATTTCTTCAATTAATTCATCTGTAAATTTTAATTTATCTTCCGAATATTTTTGTGTTATTGTTGCACCGGTTACTTCTCCAAATCTAGCAATTGTGTCTTTATGTTTATTTTTTAAAAAATTAAAATGTTTAATTGCATCTTTATAACCTTCAGCACCAGGATAAAAAGTTTTAGAATCTAAAACCTTTCGATTTGGATTTAAAAAAGATGGTTCTCTAAAATGAACCCGAATTATTGGTTTACCTGATCGACTATCTGCAGTTTCTATAATTTGTATTCCCGGAACTGTTTCTTTTAGTGCCCTTAATTCTTGTAAAGTAGCCATTAGACCTCCAGGATCTTAGCTAGTCCGCCTTTTGCTAAAGGTTGTTTAACTGCGTTTAAAAACATCTCAATTAATTCATCAACAGTTTCTTTTCCCGTAAGTTTTACGCCACCACCGATATACATTTCTGCTCTTTCATAATCTACATTTCCTCTTGGGCCTCTAATATTTTTTATAAACTCTGCAGCTTGTAAACCTTTTGGCATATCAGCCATACTCTCGTACAAACCATAACCTTGAGGACCTTTCATGTCCCTAGTTCTAATAAATTTATTAGCCATTCCTCGATCAACTTCGTCTAAAAATTTCATAGTAATAGGACCTTCTCTAAATGTTTTTTCTTGTTTAATAAGATCTACATCATCACCACCTTTTTTAAATAATTCTGCAATACCTTTAAAAACATTTTTACCAAGTCTAAAACCAGCTCGACCACCTTTTGCCATCTCATCAACAAACTGTGCAGTAAATCTATCAAACCTTGGATCATCAGGTTTTAAACCTTTTGCGTCTTCCACGTTATCCATAACTCGTCTTGTAAAAGTTATAATATCTTCACCAGTTGCACCTGCTGGAAGTGCTTCTAAAATCCTTGGTCCAAAATATTTTTCAACTAAATATATTGGATCACCAGCCACACCACCGCCGCCTTCTGTAATAAATTTTACATCTTGTGCATCTACTATAGTTCCAAGTTTAGTTGCAAACGTGTCATCTGCTTTTAATGCTTCTACTAAAAATTCTCTAGCTGATGCACGTTTAGCAGGATTACCACCTTTATTTCCAACAGTAGATATAATACCTTCATCCACCATTCTTCTAACTTGGTTAGCTAGATCAGGATCTTGTATTCTAAGTTGTCTAATTGTTTCTTCAGCTGATTGAATTGGTGCTGCAATATCGTTTGCTCCTCCACGTGAACCTGGGGGTGGTAAATCTACGTTTTTTAATTGTAGTTGTAAGGCTTCTATTTCATCAACTAGTGGTTTTGCTCTTTCTCTAAATCCTGGTGCGTCAGCATTTAATCTACCAAGTTGTTCTTCTAATTGAATAATTTTTTGTTTAACATCTGACATTCCTGTAGTGTCATAATCTTTTAAACCAAATACTGTATCGTCTGCAGTTGCTCTTAAAGAACCTAGTCCTTCTTGTGTTAGGTTCCTGGTCCCTGATGCCAGGTCAGTGATGTTGGCTGTTTGTTTAGGGTAATAAAATTCTTCTAGCTTTAACATATTGTTATAAAGCTTAGTTGCTTGAACATCGTTTAATTTGTCAGCAGTTAAATAGCCCATAGGGCTTTTTAATTCTTCTAATATCTTTGATTTACCGAGTGCGCCTACTGC